GAATCTCTTGTGGACTCTAATAAGGCCCACTAACCTTCTAACTTAACACGGTGGCGTCGACTCGCCCTTGATACGGCGAGTCTACCTCCCTCCGTGGTTTGTACCTGTAGGAGCACGCAACGATGCCGCGTACAACATTAGCCTTCAGTGAAGTGGGTAGACAATTGAATACCCGCAGAGCGTGGTCAATGTCAACTGGACAGCCTATACTTGTGCAGGACCAGATAAAGGTTCTGTACACGCAAGCTAAATCCAGGGACACAACGAACACGCCTAACTACCGGCAAATAAAACGGTTAAACAAGGAATCACTTCCTATGCAACCGTTCCAGTACGTGGAAACCAGGAACGTAAATGTTCATGGAGTGTACCAGTACTGGGATAAGGTGAATGATGTGTTCGGAATACATACCGGACCTTTGTTCACCTTGGGTTTCCCAGGCTTTGCACCTGTCCTGAATCAATCTCTCAAGGACGCAATAAATGCGTCGGCCCTGAACGGTTCACTTATCAAGCTGAAAGGCATGAAGGTGAACGTGGGTAATACTCTCGGTGAAGGAAAACAAACCGTGAATATGATCCTAGGGACCGCCCGTAAAATAGGCAATTCTTTGAGAGCACTGCGACGGGGTAATTTCCGAAACGCTGCTATAGCGCTAGGGCTTGCTCCTAAAAGTCGTAGAAATGGACAATCGTTGGGTAAAAGTTCCTCGAAGGCATTAGCCGACGAGTGGCTTGCTCTACAATTCGGGTGGATACCTCTCGTGTCAGACGTCTATGAAGGCGTCGGCGATCTGGCGTTGCTCCAAAACGAGCCGCGCAGGACACGTGTGACAACTTCCAAGACCAAACGATGGAGCGTAAGCTTCAAAGAAGGGGCTTGGGAGGGGTTGCCTGTGACCATAACAGATGAGGGGCAGTACACGCGAAAGTACGTTTACGTATTTTCGTACAGGCGAGAGACCTTTGCAGATCTCAGCAGATTCGGGCTTACCAACCCCGCGTCTGTAGCCTGGGAATTGACACCTTGGTCGTTCGTAGTGGATTGGTTCATCCCGGTCGGCAAGTTTCTTGACGCCCTGGATGCATCGTACGGGTTTACCTTCGAGAAGGGATGTAGAACAACCTTCCAGAAGACGATCCGTTCTGCCACTTGTAACGCCGCTGGCATGGTAGGCACCGCGTTTAGTACGATGAAGGCCCAAACGACTGAAGAGGTTGTACTCTGTCAAAGGGATGTCCTTTCGGGCTTCCCCTCACCAGTGATACCTCCTCTGAGGCCGCCAACGCTTAGTCCAACGCGTGGTGTTACTATTAGTGCCCTTTTACGTCAACGCTTAAAGCTGTAAAGGGAGTTAACCTAAATGGTTGCTCGTGCCAATATTGCGGTAGCAGACGGCGAAAGCTCACCTGCGACGCATACTTTTACCCCTAACGGGGATGGTGCCAACGGGGTGTTCAACTTCAGAAACTTGAATACGACCACTCCGGCGGCTTCGGAAACGATCACAATGTCACAACGGGATTCGTCCTCGACCCTGTCTGATATTCAGACTCCTGGGAAGAAGGTCAGTCCTTGCGTGACGGAGTTTCGCGTCCGATATCCTGCGACCTACGTTGATGCAGTCAGCGGGCTTACGCTCGTTGACTACGTTGATGAGGCAATTGTTACGTTCAACCGGCATGCTCGTAGCCCGGAACAGAGAGGCGAGAACCTTCGTAAGATGGTTTCGAACCTCCTTGTCGACGGCGTGGGCACTATGGTCACGTACGCGATTGACAAAGGCGAAAAGGTGTGGTAGGGTTTATCCCCTCCATACTTGATTAATCTTTTCCTCTAAAGGTCCCCTAATGTATAAACAAAAGGGCGGCAACGCCATAAGGCTAGCCAGCAGGTACCGTGTTCCTCGTAGTAAAACTACCGAGGCGATTCATGCTTTTCTCAGAGGTCTCGATACACCTAGGTCGTTGGCTGTTTGGCTTCTCTATGAAAGTGGAGAACACCAGCAGTTAGTTGATCTAGAAGTCGAGCCGGAACACTACACGGAAACGTGCAAGTTCCGAGCGGACTATGCAGCTACTAAATTGCTGTCTAAAGCCGACTTTTTGAAGTTGGCGATTGACCGCAAGGCGGTAGCGCTCTCTAAGTTTTATCAAACTGAAGAGATCTGCTTACTGACGAACACTCGTTTCAAAGACTTGTCTTTGGACCCCTCATTTAAAGGGCCCAACGTGTGGTTGCTTAACGCAACCGTGCGTAAAATCGACAAGATACTTGGCGAGTTTAGTCCTGAGGAATGGTTTGAGTCGTGCTCATGGGGCCCTGGAAGTACCTTCCACCTTGGTGGGAGCGACACCAGCTCTGTGAACAAGTTCCGCTGTGAAAGCGGGATCACGTCAGAGTTGCACACCTTAGTTAAGGACCTTGTTCCTTTGGCCTACCCTCTCTGGGATAGGTCTTTGTCGGAGTTGGGTTACAACCTAACTCCTGGAAACAAGATCACTAACGTACCGAAGAATGCTAAGACTGACAGAGTCATCGCTATCGAACCCGGGCTGAATGTGTTTTTCCAGCTAGGGTTAGGTAAGATGATCAGTCGACGACTTCTTCGCTCTGAGGGCATAGATCTGAGCACCCAGGACCGAAACGGTTTGTTGGCCTTTTATGGGTCAATGACCGGCCAGCTAGCAACTGTGGACTTCTCGTCGGCTAGCGACTTAATCAGTCGCGAAACGATGAGGTGTCTGCTTCCTGCTCGTTGGTTCAGTGTAATGGAGTGTTGCAGGTCTCCGTCGCACCGCAGGGATGACAAGAGATGGTATCGGACTGAAAAATTCAGTTCGATGGGGAACGGTTTTACCTTTCCCCTCCAAAGCCTTGTCTTTGCTGCTGCTGCTATCTCGGTATGCGAATACTTAGGTATCGGCAGTGAGTATGTAGGTGTTTTCGGGGACGATGTTGTTGTCCCTTCCGACGCTTACAACCTGTTCCTTGAGTTTTGCAATTTCTTAGGGTTTGCGGTTAACCTGTCGAAGTCATACTCGACCGGCTACTTCCGTGAATCCTGTGGAACGCATTATCTCAAGGGGCTCGACGTGAAGCCTATCTTTTTAAAGAAGGCTTTATCCAATGTCCAATCTCTTTTCCGTTTTGCTAACAGCGTTCGACGACTTGCTCACATGTGGGGCTTTGGCCTTGTGTGTGATGTACGTTTTAGGAGCTGTTGGGCCCTCATCCGGTCGTGGGTACCGAAGGAAATCCGGTACACAATACCTGAGGGTTACGGAGACGGAGGCCTCGTTAGTAATTTTGATGAGGCAATTCCGTCAGTTAGGAGAGCCGAGGGCCAGGTTGAAGGTTATTTTTACCTGGCTTTCGTGGACACTGGTGTTGAACGCAATTCTGAAGGGCATGAATTACTTCTAGCCCGTCTGTTCGACACGTCAGCGTATGACCCGTATCATAGAATCTACCTGTTAAGGCAGACTTGGTTTGGGTCAAAGATAGAGCGTAATAACAATTACGCCCTACGAGCGGTGACAAGAGTTCGTATTGCGCGAGCTCTTGCTTCAAGGTGGTACAACTTGGGGCCTTGGGTCTAAATAGCCTAGGGTCCTTTCTCGCCATTGGGCGGGTGGTGGGGGATCTTCCCCTATAATCAAC